CCTTGGTCGTGTAGGCAAAAAATTAAGAGAAAAATATCTAGCATTGTCGGCACTATCTATATAGGTATCATTTCCAGTAGATAAAAATATTTGTATTTTATGTCCAATTAAACTTTCTGGAGTTCTAATATTAGTACCATCTATTTCATCTTGTACTAAATTTAATTCTTTTTTGTTTCTAAATATGTAGTCAGACAAGTAATTTTTAGATTTTGCATTACCAGAACGTATATCTACATCTGTAAAATTATGATTATCACGTGAAATAGTAAAATCATCTTTTACAAAAGCACAAGCGACAAGCATATGCCACACGGCAAGGTCATAGACTTGCTCACGGGTTTTACAAAAATTAAAATGATAACCTTGTTTTTTATATTCATCTTTGTATACATCCCCCATGTGTTGATCATTGAAATAATCATCTAAATTTTTACAAAGCATAAAAGTTTCACAACTTTCATTTTTACCATTAAACATAATAATATTATCTGGACAATCTAAAGGAATAATCCTTTCAAATTCCTTAATATAATTATATTCATCTGTAAGCTGTTCCCACTCATTGTCTGTAAAATCACGCTTTTGTCTAATGTAATTAGTATAACCCATAACTATACCAATAAAGCGAATAGATGATAAAAAATTAATGACATAAACGCCATTAAATAACCAGACATAAAAACAATCATAAAGCTTATATAGTCTTTCATAATTTATTCCTTTCCTTGTTCTAGATCTAACAGTTTATAAAAATCATCAATAGATAATTTCTTGTAAGTTTTTGTAACTCTTGAATATTTGCTATTAAAATGAAAAAGACCAAAGGCAATACCTTGCTTGATTAAGTCAACCTTTTCTTCATCAACATTAATTTTGCCTTTTTTCTCTTTGTTAATATGAATTAACAAATCTTCAGCAGTATCTTGTAAGTAGTCTCTAATTTGATCTTTATTTAACATAAAAAAAGTTATAAATTATATTTGAAATCTTTTCAATAGTAATATAGAAATAATTTACATTAATTAAAAAAGCGAGGTAATCATGCAATTAATGACTAAACAAATAGAAAAAAAAGCTGCAAAATATCCTATTTATTCGCAAGATGAAAAAGGATTAGATGCTGAAATTATTGTTAAATTCTTTGATCCTACGAGTAATTGGACTTGGTACGCCACTGAATATGACCCAATAAATAAAATTTTTATGGGTTATGTTTCTGGTTTTGAAAATGAGTTCGGCTCTTTTTCATTAACAGAATTACAAAGCATAAAAGGTCGTCTTGGTTTAGGTATTGAAAGGGATAGATATTTTGAAAATAAAAAGGTTAAAGATATACCTATTTATCATTTACCAAGTTATTTAACAAAAGAATTACAATCTGCATAAATTAAAAAAAGGGGGAAAAATCCCCCTTTTATCTGTATTTTTCTTATAAATTATGGTATAATTACTTATTAAAATAATTCTAATTGATTTTTATTTAATGCCTTTTCAATCTGTTCTACATCTTGCGGAACTGAACATTTCAAATAATAATCAGCGAACTTTTTTATATTAAATCTTGGGTTTACCTCTTTAAAATAAGTTTGAAAATCATTTAATAAATCAACATGATCCTTATACTTATTCTTAGCCAAGATCTTAGTTATATTGTTAAGATGTTTAGTTGTAATCATAATATATAAACTCCTTGATTAATGTTTACGAATAAACAATTAAACTAGATTTGAAATAATTACAAATAAATAATTAATTAATTATATATAGGAAATAACCAAGTAATGACTAAAAAAACAATGATTTTACCAGAAACCGCATTAAGTAGATATCTTGAATTAGGACAAGGGCGATCACTCAATAAATTACATAAAACACTAGGAAACAACGCACCAAGCTATGACACGCTTAAGAGGTGGTGTAATCGCTTTGATTGGGTTAAAATAGCACAAGAAACAGACTACAAGGCCAGAAAAAAGCTACAAGAGAAACACAGCACAGAAATTAGTGAAAAGACTTTTAATGAGATAAGCGAACTACAAGAGATTAATAAAAAACTATTAACCAGAATAAACCAAGAACTAAACGCATTAGATCTAAACCTTAAACCAGAACAAATAAAATCACTTGGCGATCTTGCTTTGTCTGTTTCCAAGCATACGCAAGTGTTAACAGGTGGTGTATCAGAACGCACAGAACTAACTAATATAGAGCAGTTATCACAAAGCGAACTAAAACAATATATAAATAAACTTATGATAGATCTAGACATGACGCCAGAAGATGCGGAAGATGGCGAGAGCAACCAGACACACTAGGGCGGATAGGATCGCTTGGCTTGGTGGTGTAAGATAGGTGGGATGACCACATAAACACCCCCACCCCCCATACACGCATGTATCATATAACATCCATACAGCCATCTAGATATATTATAACACCATACCAGAACCACCCCCCTATAAAATAAAAGGATTCCTTGCGAATTTTTTTTAATTATGCTATAATTCCATACTGAATTATTATGTCTAAAAAATGCCAATCAGTGCAGAACAAATAAATAAATTACAAGCACTGCAAAAGGCAGTAAATCAACTAAACAAACTAGAAAAAAAGACAAAAATTCAAGAATCTGTCTTGGAATATGCAAAGTTCCAAATGCCAGACTATCAAACACCACAGCACATACAACTATTAGCAGATAAGCTAGAAGCTGTAGAACGAGGTGAAGTAAAGAGATTAGCTATATTTATGCCACCAAGGCATGGAAAGAGCCAACTCACATCACAATTTTTTCCCGCATGGTTTCTGGGCCGTAATCCAGACAAGTATGTTATTGCAACCACATACGCACAAGATCTAGCAGACGATTTTGGAAGATCAGTTCGCAACCAGATACAGGATGAGGACTTTCAAAACATCTTTGAAAATTGTAACTTGTCAAGGGATAGTAGTTCTGTTAGAAGATTCCATACCACCGGTGGTGGTGTGTACTATGCCGTGGGTGCAGGCGGGGCAATTACAGGTAGAGGTGCACACTTACTACTAATTGATGATCCTATTAAGGGTAGGGAAGATGCTGATTCGGAGGCGATGAGATCAAATCTTACGGATTGGTATAGATCTACTGCGTATTCTCGATTACAACCCGGTGGTGCCATCATCTTAATTCAAACAAGATGGCATGAAGATGATCTAGCAGGGTGGATATTACGAGAGACAACCCATGAACCATGGGAGATAGTAGAGCTACCGGCAATATTAGACGAAAAAGCGTCAAAAATTTTGAAAAGACCAAAGGGTGAAGCCCTTTGGCCTCAAGCATATAGTAAAGATAGGCTTGATGAGATCCGCAAAACCGCAGGAAGTAGAGAATGGAACTCTCTATACATGCAAAGGCCAAGTGCGGAAGAGGGTAATATTATAAAAAGGCAGTGGTGGATGCCTTGGGAAGAAGAAAATCCGCCAGAATGTAGTTATATCTTGCAATCGTGGGATACTGCATATACAACAAAGCAGACAAGTGACTATTCTGCTGTTACTACATGGGGTATATTTGAAAAAAATGATATACAACATGCAATATTGCTTAGTGCAAGACGAGAACGATGGGCATTTCCAGAATTAAAGTCCGAAGCTATACAATTATACAACGATTTTAGTCCCGATGTGGTACTAATAGAGGCAAAAGCGTCTGGATGGTCGTTAATACAGGAATTACAAAGGGCAGGAATACCAATTACGCCTTTTAATCCTAGGAGAGCAGATAAAAAAACAAGAGCACACTCCGTTACGCCTCTATTTGAGGCAGGAAGAGTTTGGTATCCGCCATCTAAATGGTGGGCAGAGGATGTAGTCAACCAATGTGCACAGTTTCCGTCATCTAATTACGATGATTTAGTAGATTCTACGACTCAAGCGTTAATTAGATTACGACAAGGGTTTTTTGTGGAACATCCACAGGATATACCAACAGAACAATCTAAACCAACGGGAAGTTATTGGTAATAAATGGTAAGAGAAACAACATCAGAGTTTGATCAAACAGTCAAGATGGAGAATGTTGAGGTAATAACTCCAGATGAAGTTATTAACCAGACAACAATAGAGGTAGAGGTCAACGATAACCTTGTTCAAGATATGGATGAGGAATCAGCAGACATGCTATCTGACATGTTGATTAATCAATACGAGTCAGACAAAAGAAGTCGTAGCGAATACGAAGCTACAATGAAAAAAGGTATAGATCTTTTAGGATTAAAACTAGAAGATACGCATAGACCTTTTGAAGGTGCATGTGCCGCCCATCATCCGTTGATGGTAGAAGCCGCAGTGCAGTTTCAATCTCAAGCTATTAAAGAATTATATCCTGCTAATGGGCCAGTAAAGACCAAAGTAGTAGGTGTGTCTTCTTCTGATAAAATAAAACAAGCAGAAAGAGTTAGACACTTTATGAACTATCAAATCACTGAGGTGATGGAAGAGTTCTTTGATGATTTAGATCAAATGCTTTTCTATTTACCGATTGTTGGTAGTTGTTTTAAAAAGATTTATTACGATGATGGTGTAGCTAGACCAATATCTAGATTTATACCAGTAGAAGATTTTGTTGTATCTTATGACACACCAGATTTAAGATCATCTGGAAGATATACTCATGTAATTAAAATTACAGAGAATGAGTTAAGAAAGAAAATTGCATCTGGTTTCTATGCAGATATGGACATGATGGAAAGTGCCATACCAGAAACAGGTGAAATAGAAAATAAGATACAAGAAGTTCAAGGTTTTTCAAGAGACATTTCCTCCAAGGATAAAGTGTATACTCTTTTGGAAATGCATGTTGATTTAGACTTAGAAGGATTCCAAGACGATGAAGGCATTGGTCTCCCTTACATAGTTACAATATGTAAAGACACATCAAAAATACTTAGCATCCGTGCTAATTACAGTGAGTCTGATCCAGAAAAGAAAAGAATACAACACTTTGTTCACTACAAGTTTTTGCCCGGATTTGGTTTTTATGGACTAGGTTATGTGCATTTACTTGGCAATTTGCAAAAATCTGCTACAACAATACTGCGATCTTTAATTGATGCAGGACAGTTCGCTAATCTACCCGCAGGCTTTAAAGCCAGAGGGATGAGAGTAGAGGGTGGAGACACTCCTATTGGATTTGGTGAATTTAGAGATGTTGAAGGTTATGGCGATGATATTAAGAAATCAGTAATACCACTGCCATTTAAAGAGCCGTCACAAGTCTTGACACAATTATTGGGAGCAATGACGGATGAAGGTAGAAGACTAGCCGCTATCACTGACATGCAGGTTGGTGATGGTAATACTCAAGCTCCGGTAGGGACAACGATAGCGTTGTTGGAGCAGGGTACTAAGGTGATGTCTTCTATCCATAAAAGACTTCACAATACTCAAAAAGAAGAATTAAAGATTTTATCAAGAATCAATGCTGACTACTTGCCAGACTATTATCCTTATTCAGTTGAGGGTACTAGCAGGTTTGTATTTAAAAAGGATTTTGATGGTAGGGTAGATGTATTCCCAGTATCAGATCCTAATATTTTCTCCACAGCACAGCGAGTTATTCTCGCACAAACACAGTTGCAAATGGCAACATCTGCTCCACAGATCCATGATCTTCGTGAAGCATATAGAAGAATGTATGAAGCATTAAACATAGCGAATGTAGAGGATATTCTTCTACCAGAGATGGGTGAGAAACCAATGGATCCTGCAACAGAAAATTTTGCAATGTTGCAAGGTAGACCAACTAAAGCATATGGTTGGCAAGACCATGAATCACACATAGCTGTACATACAGCATTTATGAATGATCCATCTAACTTACCGCAAAGTGGTAATCCTGCGATGGGACAGCAGGCGGCAAATAAATTAATGGCAATGATTTCATCTCACATTGCAGAGCACAAAGCTCACATTTATAGACAAATGATTGAAGAGGAAAGTAAATCAGAACTACCTACTCCTCCAGATTATACAATGGCTAACATTGCAAAAGATGATGAATACGAATCACTGCAACCAGAAAAAGAAAACGAAGTTGCAAAAGCACAAGCAGGTGCGGCTCAAATTATTGCACAAAGAAACCAAGCATTAATTCAAGCACAACAAAATCAACAAGTGATGCAAGATCCTAGAGTACAACTAATGCAACAAGATCTGCAACTAAGACAAGCAGAGGCTCAACAAGAAGCACAAGATGATATGATGCGTAACGAATTAAAGAACAAAGAATTAGATATGAAAAATAATTTAGAAGTTCAAAAGTTACAATTAGAAGTACAAAAGATGCAAATGCAAAAAGAATTAGAACAATTAAAATTAGCTTCTCAAGCAAATGTAAAAACTCAAGAGAGAAAATCTCAAGAGAAAAGAGAAGCAGGTAGAATAAGATCTAATGAAAGAATGGTTTCTACTAGAGGAGAAAAAAAATAATGACTAAAGAATTTGAAGTAGATAAGATAGCTAGAAAAAAAAATGAAGAACTTGAAAAAGCTATGAAAGCAACGACTAATCAAGATATTATAGATATGGTCAATAGAGTTTCTGCTATGGAATTTGAACAAGAAAATCCTGTAAAAGTAAAAATTAAAAAGAAACCAAAACCAGATAAAAAAACTATTAATCCAGGAAGAGCAGGTAAAGGTAATTTTAATATGGGAGGTAGTGTGAAACAAGATAAAGGTTTTCCAGATTTTTCTGGTGATGGAAAAATAACACAAAAAGATATTCTTATGGGAAAAGGTGTCATACCAAAAGTAAAAGATATGAAAATGGGTGGCCCTGTAAGAGCAAATAAGAAAACATCTTTTAGAGGTCAATACGACATACAAACAAAGAAGGTAAAGTTTAAAGGCGTATTTTAGTGGATCTTCCAAAGTTTATTCATCACATAAAGAATAAAATAGAAAAAGAAAAAGAATTAATCTCGCAAGCACTTGTTGATGGTCGAGTAAAAAAAGAAGACTATGATAAACAAGTTGGCAAGGCACAAGGTTTTACAACAGTGTTAGAAATCCTCAAGGAGTCGTCAAAAAACTTGGAGGATTAAATGACAGAATTTTCTCTCGTAGAAAAAAAACTTAAAGACAAAGATCATCCTGTAGCTGTAGGTCATAGGATATTAGTACAAACTCTTGATGTATCTGATAAAACATCTAGAGGTATTTATCTTCCCGGCAAAGCTGTCGAGGATCATAGATCGGTAGCATCAATCGGTAAAATTATACAGATGGGTGCTGACGCATACAACCGAAGCGATATGTCAAAAGCATGGGCAAAGGTTGGAGATCATGTCATGTTTGGTAAATATGCAGGTCATCGTTTTAAATATGGTGATGCAGAATTACGAATAATGAATGATGATGAAATTTTGGGGTTAGTCCCAAATGTAAAAAAAGTTACATAGTAACTTCGTTATAATAACGCAAACTAAGGAGAAAACGCTATGCAAGTAGTGCATGAACAAGTTGGCAAAGACAAAAAAAAGTCTGAGCCGATGAAGGTTGTTGATGACGGCAAAGAGGAAAGACTAGAGCCGTTTATGGTAGAAGAAAATAAAGAAAGTCCTAAAGAGGCTGTCGCACAACCTTCCGATCAAGAAGAGATCGCAGAAGAAGAAGTTGTAGAAGAAACTGAAGAACTTGAAGCCGCAGAGGAACAAGAAGAAGTTTCTAATAAAAAAGATAAAAAGAAGAAAAAAAATTATCAAGATCGTATAAACGAACTTGTTAAAAGAGCAAACGAAGCTGAAAGAGAAAGAAATAAATTATATTCTTATAATCAAGAATTGGTTTCTCAAATGCAAAAGTTAAAACCAGATTATGAAAAAACTCAGCAAAGTTTAGTAGAACAAAAAAAGAAAAATTTAGAAGAAAATTTGACGATGGCTCGTCAAGCATACAAACAAGCCTATGAGTCTGGTGATTCTGATAAACTTTTAGAAATATCAGAAAAAATTGCAGACATTAAATATGGTTTAAATAATGCAGACAGAGACATGATACAAAAGGTTTCGACAACCGAAAGCCAAACGGAAAAACTTGAACAGGAAGTTACGAACAACACATCTGGTCAAGTAGATCCGAAAGCTCTAAGATGGGCACAAACTAACAGTTGGTTTGGTACTGATGTCGCTATGACAGGTGCCGCTTACAGTATAGATGCCCAACTTAAAAAAGAAGGATATGATCCTTCTTCAGATGAGTATTACGCTGAAGTTGATCGCAGGATGAGGGAGTCCTTTCCAACAAAATTCGAAGAGGAAGAAAAACCCAAACAAGTGGTAGCTGGCGTTAGACGAGCTACAAAAAACACTTCTAACAAAGTTCGACTCACTGAAGGCCAGATCGCAATGGCTCAGAGATTAGGAGTGCCTCAAGAAGAATATGCGAAGTTTGTAGGGAGGGAATCATAATGAACAAATCTACACAACTATCTCGTTCTAATGCTTCAAGAAAGCATGCTGAACGCAAAGTAACTTATAAACCACCAAATGACTTGGATGCTCCAAAGCCAAATGAAGATGATGTAAACTATCGTTGGATTAGGGTACAAGCAGGCGGTGAAGATGATACACGAAACATAGCTAGACGTAAAAGAGAAGGCTATGAGTTTGTGCGAAGTGAGGAGCATCCAGACTTAGAATTACCTGTACACGAAGGAGGTAAGTTTGCCGGAGTGATAGGTAGTGGTGATTTAGTTCTTGCTAAAATTCCTAAAGACTTTTCAAAATCTCGAAACACTTGGGTTAAGGAAAGAACAGCTAGACAACAACAAGCTGTAGATGAGAATGTTATGAGAGAACAACATCCTTCAATGCCTATTACAAAATCAAATCAGTCTTCCGTGTCAACTGGGAATAAGCCACAGTTTGACGAGTAGTGTACTTAATAAATTGGAGTATACATGGCTAATTTAGATGCACCATCTGGTGCAAGACCATTTCGCCATTTAAGTGGTGGCATGATTAGAGCTAGCGAATACAAAATTGCAAGCGGTACTTCATCAAATATCTTTACTGGTGATTTCGTAAAATTACTAGCAACAGGATACATTGATGTAGCTTCAGCAGGCAACAGAATACTTGGCGTATTCGCAGGTGTAAAATACACAGCCTCTGATGGAGAAGTGGTTTACAAAAAATATTTTCCAACTGGTACAACAACACTAGCAAGTGCTGATGTAACAGCTTATGTATATGATGACCCGAATATTACTTACAGAATACAATCAGCAGGTTCAGCAGATTTTGCCGACATTGGTAATTTAGCTGATCATGTTGCAGGTTCTGGAAGCACAACAACAGGTCAATCAGGACATGAGGTAAGTGGAACAACTGGTACGGGTACAGCAGGGTTGCGTATCCTAAGACTCATTGACGATCCAGATAATTCAGCAGGAACAAATGGTGAATTAGAAGTTGCTATCTATGAGCATGAACTTAATCAGCATATTGATGCTGATGGAACTCCGGGAGTATAATTATGGCTGTTATATCACGATCACAATTAGCAAAAGAATTAGAACCCGGTCTTCACGCCCTATTCGGTCTTGAGTATTCAAGATGGGAAAGAGAGCATGAAGAGATCTTTACATCTGAAACTTCACAAAGAGCATTTGAAGAAGAAGTTCTTCTTACAGGCTTTAAGGGAGCATCAGTAAAAGCTGAAGGTTCTGCTGTAGGTTATGACTCATCATCTGAGCTATGGACTGCAAGATATTCACATGAAACTATCGCACTAGCTTTCGCTATCACAGAAGAGGCAGTGGAAGACAACTTGTACGATACGCTTTCAAAAAGATATACTGCGGCATTAGCAAGATCAATGGCATACACAAAACAAGTAAAAGGTGCTAACGTACTTAACAATGCATTTAACTCTAGCTTTCCGGGTGGAGATGGTAAAGAACTTATCGCTACCGATCACCCTACACTAGAGGCAGGTACACAAGCTAACGAGCCAACTACTGCGGCTGACCTTTCTGAATCATCTTTAGAAAACGCAATCATTTCGATTGGTGGATTTGAAGATGACAGAAGTATCCCAGTAGCGGTGCAAGCTAGAAAACTTGTAATACCAAAAGAACTTGCGTTCACTGCTCAAAGAATTTTGAAAAGTGAGTTAAGAGTTGGTACTGCTGACAATGATACAAACGCATTAAGAAGCATGGGCATGTTCCCAGAAGGTTATGTAGTAAACCACTACTTAACTGATACTGATGCGTTCTTTATCTTAACAGACTTAACTGATTCTGGACTAAAGATGTTCCAAAGAAGACCTTTGAAAACATCAATGGAGCCAGATTTTGAAACAGGAAATATGCGTTTCAAAGCATCTGAAAGATATTCTTTTGGATTCTCAGACTGGAGATGTATCTTCGGTTCACCGGGAGCATAAAGTACGAACTTGGGGGGAAAATAGTTCCCCCCATTTATTAACAATTTTGAATGGTGGTTTTACCACTGGTCTTTAGGAGGACTGTTCAAATGCCAACACATTTTTCATCGGGAGTAAGTAACAGAACTACAGGACATCCTTTGTTCGAGTTCCCATACTTAGATCCTTTTAAATATTATATTTATTCAAACGACTTTTTTACTTATCATGCAGATGAGTTTACAATTACAACAACAGAAGGTGGGTCTGGAGA